CTGGGAAGTGTTTGAAAATAGCTACACTAAACAAAGATAGCTGTCTCGTATCTGCATACTGACTTGACTTACCTGTTTTATAATCAATTAAGGTAGCTAACTTAGTTTCGGGGTTAATAATTAATAAATCAATAACACCCCTCCACCAAACATCTTTAGCAAAGAAGTCACAGGGTTGCAAATCTTTGGTTAAACCTAACTTATATTCACAATATTTATCTCCTGGGATTGATATTAACCTATCAAGCGTTGGCTTAAACATATCAAACTTCTCTGGCAGTGGGGTTGCTTTACTCACATATAATTCTGCAGCTTTGTGAACTTCGTTACCGTAAAGAAAATGCTCTACGTTTGGGTCTTGCTTAATATCTTTTGCTACATACAGATGATAGTATTGCTTAGGACATTTCTCGAATGTTGTAGCACTTGAGTAAGACCACGTTTTTAACTCAGCCAATTGGAGTTCTCCTAGCAATTTCTTTTGTTATCTTTGCTTTATTTTTACCCTCTGCGGCTTTATCTAATAACTCATATAACTTTTTTATAGATAACGCTTTAAGTTTATCTTTGCCTGTTCGTGTTTTAAACGGGTCAGCATGTCGTCTGCTCTTATGTATTTGTTGTGTCGCCATTATCTACCTTTTGGACTTCGCCTGTTGATTTATTAAGTTCATACTCTGCTAAAATCTGTTCTTTTAATGCCTCTTGTTCTTCAGTATTTCTTGGACGCAGATCTCCCATTGCTTCATCCCATATATAGTTTTGTAATTCCGGTATAGTTATTGTAAACACTGTTTCTTTTTCTTCAGGTATAAATGCGGCTATAGGTTTCTTTTTACCAAATATCAAATCCCAATTCTTTTCAAACTGTTCGCTGTTTGGTTTAGATTGTAACCAATCGCCTGTTATATCATTACGTGCGGTCTTTTTCATACTGTGTCCTTATATCATTTAGTAAGTCTTCAAAGGTTAATTGGCTTTTATCTTTAGCAAATTCCACACTCATAAGATACCGAGTTGTTTCAAAGTTATATACTGTATGTGGCACTTGCGTATTAAATATATAGTATGTTGTAGGCTTATATTTTAATTCTTCTATTTCAAATACTGCGCCCTCTTTGTTAGGAGCAAAAGCACAAACACTTCTATCGAACGGAGTCAATAACATATTGATACCTACACCTCGTCTTGTATCTGTATGCCAATCATAACAAGTGTAAGGGTCTAATCTTAGTATTCCTACAATAAACTCATACCTTGCGTGTAGCCACCTAAAAAATTTATCTTGTGCTACTATATCTGGTGGTATAGGTTTAACATTAAAATTGTAGTGTGGAAACCACGGCTGAGGATTGAAGGCATAGTCATATAGTTCTTTAGCTATAGTAGACTTAGTGCCTATTTCATAGTAGTTCATTACTTAGCATCCATATAGTTATCACCTACACCTACCTCACAACCGAGTGGTAAGTCGCTACACCAAGAGGGCGCAGTAGTCATACATTTTTTAACGTAGGCTACACAATCGTCTACCTCTGTATCTTTACATAACATTACTAACTCATCATGCACAGTCATAACAACAGTATACCTTTTAGATACTTGTATTAACTGTTCTGCTATTATATCACGAGCCAACGCTTGTATGCAGCGTTGAAATGTTTTAGACGGGTGAATATATTCGGGGATTAAAGTTCTTCCCATTAACTTATCATATGCCCACGATTCGCCCATATCTGTCTTTAATTTACGAAGATTAGGTAATCCTAACATCATGCCATTAGGTTTCATCATGCCTTCTTTTGGGACAGCCGATATAATCCCACCATTACCCATTGTATAGTGTTGCCCTGCTCTTACACTTTCTAACATAGTTCCTGCGTCTTGCCACGCCTCAACAAGTTCGGGGTTTGATTTGCGATACGCATACACGATGTTTTTAACTTCGTTTAAGTCTTTGTCTACACCGCCTTGTTTTAATATAGAGTGCATCTTATTAGCCCCTACACCATAGATACCCGATAAATTTACTACTTTAAATATATATCGTAGGTCTTTGTTAACTTCGTTATAGGGTGTTCCTGTAATATCTGCCGCTGATTGTGTATACAAATCAATACCATCTTTAATTTGCTGTATTTTACTATGTGATTTAGCAAACCAATACGCAAGACGCAATTCAATATTGCTCAAGTCAGACGCAACAATTTTAAAACCTTTTGGGGGACAAATTGCTCGGCGAAGAGGTGATGACCGTGGTAAGTTTTGAAGATTAATACCATCAACCCCACTCCATCGATGAGACACAACTGCACCTGCATACTTTAACGGAACAGGAAGTTTTCCTCTGTTAGCTATGTTGATAAAGGTTTCTGTTCTTGTTTCTTCAATGGTAGATTTGTTTCCTATACGAGCCGCAGCTAAGGCTTGGACATAAGGGTCTTCATGTTCTAGTAAAGCTTTAAACCCTTCATCTGTTTTAGCTAACGCATATGTTTGTTTACCTGTAGCAGGGCTTTCTTTCATGGGCACTTTAATTTTCATGGTTTCTAAAATGGCAGCAAACTTAGGATTGCTCATAAGCGTATCCTTATCTACCGTTACTGAATTAAGTAGTTCTTCTTTCTTGGCTCTAACCTCAGCAAGATGTCTCACCAACAATCCCTTGTTAAGTTCTAGTTTAGGTTCTGTAAACATACGGATAGTTAAATCAATAAGTTTCATTTCGGGGGAAGTAAACCTGTCTTTTAATTCTGTGAATAGTTCGTAGGTTAGTTCTACGTCATTGATACAATAACCACCATATTTGGCTAAGTCATTGTGTGTGAAATCTAATCGGCGTTTACCTAAAGCGTCAAGGACTTCTGTTCCCTTCTCACCTAACTCATATAACTTAGAGAGATTCGCTAAAGATACAGACTCAGTTAACCCATGTAAAATTTGAGCCATACTCATGGTATCAAATAAACCTAATGGGTGTATATCAAATATCCACGACAGTATAGACGCATCAAACCTCATGTTATGTCCTAACACAAAGTGTTCATGCATGTTGTATGAGTCTAGGAAAGCTTTGGTCTCAGCATGTGTTCCTGTAAACCATTTAGTTACACCCTTATCCTTAACAGCTACACCTATGACTTCAAACTTTTCATCTCTGATGTATTCTTCGGTAGTGTATTTCTTTAAGCCATACTCTTTATCATAGTATGTTTCAAAGTCAAGCGTAATTAAGTTAGGCATTACTTACCCCTAACGCGGGCTTTAACTGCATGCTCATAGATAGCAGCAATGTTAATAACTTCCTCTGACTTTAATCCTTTAGGTCTAATTTTGATAACACCATGATGAATGGTAACGATTAAATTTCTTTCGCCTCTATCGAATGTAGTGGCAGATGTTTCCCTAGTAGTAGGGTTAGTTGATTTTGTAGCCATACCTCTCTCCTTGTGGGTGACTATTGCGTATTTTTACGCAAATGTCACGTTTGGTTGCGTCTATTGACGTTGTATTCCCAGTCGTCAGCACAATCTTTATCACACCAACGTCTTAAGTCTTTAAGCTTTGTGCCACAATTTAAACAGTGACCCGTTGCTTTTATATATTTCATGCTATCCATTTCCTTGCGGCGAATAGCATCTTCTTTTTCTAATCTATCTTGCGTTTTATCTGCATCATCTGACATATTTAAGCTTTTGTAATATCAATCGAATTATGAATAGGTCTATTACTAAAGAAAAAGTATATGGAGCATTCTTCTCTAGAAATTTAAGTTCTAAGCCTACCATAACTCCTGATATTAATGCAAGATTAAATACCCACATTATTCATCTATAACTTTAATGTTAACTGTTTCTTTTTCTAAAGTTTTAACCCATCTATTGACATACCATTGTGTCTTCTTAGCATCTTGTAATTCACTTTCTTTATGCCCTGCTCTAGTTAAATACTTTAATGCCGTTAATTTAAGATGTCCTTTAAACTCTTCGGGGGTTGACTTAGCCTCCATAATATCTATGGTCTCCATTCCTCCTTGAGTGTAGTGTGGTGGGTGATTTACCATGTCAGCAGTGATAGCAGGTTGACCTGCACCTTGACCTTGACTCATTCTTTTCATCATATCAGCCATTTGTTCATCAGAAAAATCAGCATAAGTTTCTTGCAATCTAATTTTAGGTTTCCCTGTTCTGTATGCCATTCTTGTCTCCTTGTATTTATTTAAAATTGTTTTTAATCTTGTCATGTTAATGTTTCCAATCTTTGTTCTAATGCTTCTAAATCATTTTCATTTACAACTAAAGCTACCCCTTCATTGTCGCGTATAGCTTCAAGGTTTCGTAGTTGTAATTCTGTAGGTCGATTAGTTCCTGCCTTACATTCAATACCTACAAATCTACCTCTGATACACGCAACAATGTCAGGCACACCTATACTTGTGTATGCACCAGCAACGGGGAAAAAATAATATACTCCCCGAGCCTTTAGCATCTTAACTACTTGTTGCTTAACCCATTTTTCTTTTACGGGTTGTTTCATTTTGGGATTTCCATAAGTCTTTGCACAACAGCTGCTTTCTTATCGTGAAACTCAGCTGTCTTCTGACCTATCACTCTAAAATCAATTTTTTGTTTAAAGGCAGAGTCTATGTTAGACATAGCGGCTTTATACTCTAGATAGATTTCATCTGTATTGTTTTCTGCAATCACATAAAATTGACCATCTCTAATACCTACATTCTTTACATACTTACCTACGTCTACGAGTTTAAGTATAGCCATCTTTTCCTTATCCTCTTTAGATACCACTGATGATTGTTCATCTATTGCATGAAATATTTTCATATGCTCTCCATAATTTCATTTACTCTCGATAAGATTTCTTGTCGAGCCCCTTGACTTTCTCTTAAATCATCTGCTGTTACACCTACTAGAGATTGTTCTAACGCTTGTCTTGCTTGCTCTAATTTAGGGTCTTTTGTTACATTAAGCCTTGTTAATAGATTTGTCAACTCTAATGCATTATCTACTAAACTATTCCTAAATATCTTTTTATCATCACCACTTAATCTATCTACCATATGTTCTAAGGTGTTATGCAACCTAGACCACGCATCACTCATAGCAGTTTCGACACGACCTTCATAGGCTTTCTGATATTCCTTTTGCATCTCTTCTCGTATGTCATCTGCGATGTCAACACGGAAGTCCTTTGTTTCTGGCACAGGCATAATAGTATATCTCAAATTGAACTTAGACTCAATCTTGTCTGCATCGGGATACTCTGACCTATCAAACAGATTACCTAGTTTATATACCATACTCTGAATGATGTTTGGGTATTGTTGTATAAACGTATTGATACGAGATTTAAACTCAGCCTCATATACCCCTAGCTGTTGTTTATAGTCAAAGAAGTTTGTCATAGGTAATAACCTTGTGCCTGTATCTGACCAAGGTAGTGTTTGTCTACCATGCCAATCACGAATTTCATTAGCTAACTTTGTGATAGCATCTAGTTGGTCTGAACCTGCAAGGATATGTTTGTTATAGTTACCCGCCTTGATGGTTGTGTTTTTGTTTATATCAATTTCTTTAGACACATTCTTATCTAGTTTCCTAGCTGTCCATATTGATATGTTTAAGTCAATTAAAACTGCACTGCTTGCTATACTAATGTTACTCATTTTAGTTCTCCTCTATGTTAATAAGTTTATGTATTGCAGGGTGATACAATAAGTGCTTGTATGTCTCCTCATAATTCAAACGCTTGTATTTCCATTTCACTTTCTTATCTTTAAACCAATCGGTATCTACTAACTCCATCAATACATTATGCAAAGCCCAATAATCCATGCGATACTCTTCATTATTGTGGTCACGCACTGATATAACAGTGCTAAACTTACAAGATAATATAGTTACGCTTTTAGGTTTAGGCATAGTATTCATCCTCATCTTTATCCTGTTCTTCATAGGGTAAAGCATACGAATACTCTTCTCGACCAAGCACAATAGGAAACTCTTTCATATCAGGTAGGGCTTTTAAAACTTCGTGAACTTTGTGGTCTTTATCTATTTTAACTCTACCAATAGCATGCAGTTTGTCTCTTACCAAATGGTCAATGTTATATAAGTCAACATGTCCTGTTGTTGGTCGTTCTGCCAATATTCGCTCCCATTTTCTTATATCATCTGCCAAAGTTCTTTGATGATGTTCATGATGGGGAGTGACTAATTTAGTAATTGCAACTGCTCCTGCTAACTCATCAAATATTGGATGGTCGGGTGTTATACTTTTCCACGACATATGACTATTGCTTTCATTACCTACAATAAAATGTGGAATAGCATATTCACGCAATATACTTCTAGTTATATATGATGTTGTGGCGTTACCACTTGTTGCATAACCATTTGCTACTTGATTAGCTACTCTCTTTAGTTGATTTCTGGTAAGGTTTTCTGTATCAATGTTAACTATTATATTTTTTGCCACCATTGATAAATTACTGTGTATATCAATATTACTTAACATAATTTTCTCCTTAATAACTATCTGCAAATTCTTGAAATTCAACAGCAACCAAACCAAGAGTTTTATTTTGTAGCTTTTCTAAAAACTCTTTCAGTTCCCCCTCTATAACATTATCTATTTGCATAGCTTTCTTTAAAACTTTTACCGTTTCTGTATCGTAGGTATACATTCTCATTTCAGTAGATGTTGTTTGATTGTTGGCGTTAACAATATCTGTTTCTATGTGACGCATGTCATAAGAATCCGCACTAATTTTAGCTATTGATGCTACATTTTTAAGCGTTTTAAAGAATGTATGAC